GGTTAGATGACCCCCCAGCTTTCGCAGGGCCCAAGACGGGCCCTTTGAGTATTGCTACTCGAGTGTGTAGATCGATACTCGTTTGTACAACCCGTCATCCATAGGCAGCGAAACTGCCTTGACAACACTCCCATCCGGCTTCTTTGCGTCCGGAATAGGAAGAGAGGTTGCGAGCGACCCATGAGCCCGGTGCCTGAATAAGGCCTGGAATCTCAACTTCTCGAGGTCATCTACCTCGACGGGGTCGCCTCCCACTAGTACAGGCCCGGTGGGGGCCAGCTTGAACCGGGGCTTCAGAATCACCTTTTGAGTGATCATTGTCCCTGGATCAAAGACCAAACCGCCGGGGCGGCGGTAGATCGTGTACAGCGGAACCACGTATTCGCCTGGCGCCTCGACATCGTCGGTGCGCGCCGTTACGGCGAACGTGTCAAACGTAAACCCTGCAAAGCCACGGGCAGCGTGAGATGGCTTCTTGCGTCTCCACCCCCACACGTTCGGTGTGAGGAGGTGACCGTCGCCATATCCGTCCGGGCCGAAGACCATCAAGCTAGGGTGGATGAATTGCTTCACCCAACTCGCTCGGTCTAGGTCCCCCCTGCGCACGTAAAAGTTGTGCAGCAGGAACAGAGTCCTCGGGCTCACCCACCCTTTCTGGTGGTATGGCCTGATATCGGTTCCCTCATACCAGTCGGCGCCACAGGACTCCCGAAAGAGCCCTTTGTGATACGACTTCTCCCTGTTGACTTGGAAGCCAACAGCTGTGAGCAGCTCCACGAGAGGCTCGTAGTACTGCGTAGGAACGATGATGTCGTCCCCATAGACTGACACTTTAGTGTCATCGTCCTCACAGACGGCACAGGAAAGAGCCCAAAAGATCAGGCTCTCAAGCGGGAATGTGTACCCGTTTCCCATACTAGAGAACTTCTCCAGGGTGATCCTCTCATCACGAGAGGTAGAGCCTCGAGCACTGTTGATGCGGGATGCATCATAGGTGACGTGGCCCGTGCGCGCTCTCCCGAGCGCACACGCCCATTCCAGAGGGAGAAGATGATAGACCAATTCAATGGCTATCGTGTCGGATGCCGACGATAGGTCCAGCGTTGCTAAAGCGCCAGTTAAGGATCCCTCACGGGCAAGGCGTTGATTCCTTGTCTGGTCCGTGAGGTCCAACCCGAACGCAGCTAGCCGCGAAGACATATAATCACCGTACGCCAACTGAACCATTGTGTTCAGCGGCGGCTCGGTGACTGTCCCACGCAGTATTTTCGCGTTCTTGGGGACGAAGCCCAGTCTCCCATCATGTACTTGCACAGGGACACTGGCCCACTCTACGCCGTCCTCGTCAATACGGGTCGATGAAGCCCACGAGTCGGCGAGATGTGGGAGCTCACTCAGAACTGCTTTCGCAGCCGGAAAGAGCTCTTCACTACAAGCGCAAACACCCGACGCTTTCGCGCGGATGCTCGCTTCCCGCTTCTTGGTAGCGGTGGTTGCGCCAGGACCAAAGCGAAACCCGAGCTTTTCAAAGCCCGGCACCACACCCAGGACGCGCGCAATTTTCCGTTGAGCTCGATAAAGTGCAGCTTCAACGCGAGGAGGAAATTGAAATTCCCCTCGTGCGTGCTTCCGGAAGATGAGGTTAGTCTTGCGACATTCCTCTTCGGCCTCAAGGAACTTAGCATAGGCTGCCTCCTCTTTGTTGATGCCTATTTCTAGGTCCTCCAACTTAGAGAAGAAGGCCAAGGCCTGACGACATTGGAGCGCTTCAGTGACGCTCATTTCGTCATAGTTCACCTTGAACTCACACAAGGACTTGAAGTCACCCCTATGAATTAACATAGAGATGGCTTGACCTGTCTTCCCACCCCTTTCGGAGTGTGTGAGGGCGATAGTCCTTAGCAGATCAAGGGACTCTGCCGGACTGTACTCCTGTAACCAATGCGTCAATTTGCGCATATACGTCCTATATAGGCTTAGGTTGCAGTTTGTTCGGGGCTAACCCCCTACCGTACGCTCGCGCCCTTGTAAGGGGCGAAAAGCGGGCTCAGCTGACCTGCAGAAGCTGGTCCATCAGCTCGGGCACCGGGCCGGTCGTGACGGGCGTCACGGTCGTCGAGATGTTGCCGGCGATGTTCAGCGCGAGTTGCCGAACCAGGCGGCGCTCGGCCGCCGTCGAACGCTCGTGGAAGAGACCACGGACGATGACGGTCGGCGTATGCGCCACCTTCGGGGGAGCAGTGTACCCGGACGAGTTCACGCCGGAGACGCTCTCCTTGATCGGGACTTCCACCCGTTCCTCCACGAGCCAGACGCCGTTCTTCAGCTTCTTCTTCGTGGACGTGACGCGGATCTGAGCGTAGTCGGGCTCCCCGATGAGGGATTCCTTCCACGAGGCGCGGAGAGCGCCATCGGCATCACGGGAGATCCCCTCGCCCACCAGGGTGTGGGAGATGGGGGTCGATGCACCGTCGAATGCGGTGATGTTTGCTTGCTGTGCCATGAGGCACTCCTTTCTGGCCGAATAGGCCTCAATGAAGGTGTGGACCGTTCTACCTACCGCTTGAGCACCTGTTGGGTGACCAATGCGATGGCATTTACGGCTCGATTCCAGGATGGAACTTCTTCCAAGCCTTTAAAGCGTGGAAGTGGGACGCTAACAGACTTCGCCGTTACTGGCGCCTGGCGATTGATCGCCATGTAAGATCTGTAGGAAGCGTAGGACTGACCGGGCTGCGGCTGAAATGTGCCGTTGCCTTGCGTCTTCGTCGGGGCTGTCGCCCAGGCTCGACCATGGTCCGTCAATACTACCGTTCCACTGAGGTGCGAGAAGCCCGCACGTGTGGCTAGGTAATCCCCGATCGGGATGAACCAATCCCATACAAAAGACCACGGTAGCTTTTCCCAAAGCACCGTTTCAGGGTCGAGGAGACCCAACGTCGCAGCGACAGAAGGTCGCTCATCCAGATACAGGATAGCCTGTTTTCGGTTCGTCTGGACGACAAAATAAGCATACTCATACCACCAGGAGAGTTCACCAGGAGGTGGGGTTGGAGACCCCACCACCCACTTCTTCTCCTTGGTGATGGTACGCTGCGAGCGCGATACCAAGCGCTGCCTGTGCGTCGTATTGAGGCGATATGCGAGCTGCTTCGCAGCAGCATGCACGTCGCCGTACAGCGGCTTCCAGCCATACTGTACCTCGAGGACACGATCGGCCATTTCTTTTGAAGCCCAGGAGATCTGATCGCCCTTCGGCAATTTGATCTCAGGACGCCCCTTGTGGGGGACTGGCTTTCGATTAGTACCCTCGACGATGACCCGCGCAGCCGCGGAAATGTCACCCTTCCGGAGGTAGACGTACGCCTTCCGCATTTTTATTGCGGCGTCGGCGATCATCTCCAGGCACTGACGACCCTCGCCCAAAAAGTTGGCGAGGTTAAACTCCCCGTTGTAGGCCTTCTCGCGAAGTTTCTTCAACAGGGCCAACGAATCAGCCGACGTGTTTAGCGCCGGATCCCAAGATGCATAGCCCGACGAGATAATCGGGCTAATAATCCTGGTGGTGGGCACACGATAACCGCCGTTGTAGGCAGCCACTGTGCACCCCCCTGATTGTTGGTCGTAGTAATCGGTATCACGTCTTTCCAGTGAACCAACGTAGGGATGACTCCCATCGTTAACGGTAACATCGGGTTGGACAGGATAGGCTTTCCAGGATTGGGAAATAGCCACAGCCATCTTACGTGACTGTCCGTCATCATCAGTTGGGCCCATGTACTGGATAATGCGCTTTTTGCGCGGTTTTCCAGAGAAGGTAGGCTTCTCGACGATAGCGCGATCGGAACCTGTAAAGTACCAGGTCCTCCAGCGCCCCATGACAGTTCCGGCGTCAACCGGGCCGTCTTGGAACGTTCCGCTCTTTGTCGTCATACATGTCCTTTACGGGGCGAGAGCCCCAAGAAAAGTGGGTAGATCCGAGTAACCCAACCTCAGAGAGGAAACCTCAAAGAGGTTCGCGGGTCACTCGGTCCACTTTGTAGAAGCGCCAGGGTATGAGTCACTTTCTCAAGGTGTCTCATAAGATGGAGCAGGTTGTGAGATAACCTCGCAATCTTTTACGATCAGATAGCGTCCTAGGGATCCTCGAAAGAGGGTAGTCCCGGCAGGCCCCCCATGGGGG